AGAGCATCTGAATATGCAGAAGTAAAAACTAAAGTTAATTCACAGTATCCAGTTGTAGGAGGTGTAATCTTTGTAATTTTAGTCGTTCCAGTAACACGAGTGAACTTATGAACTAGAGTAACAGTAGCAGCAGAAGCAATTGTGTTAGGAAGAGCATTTTTATCATCCTGAACAGTAGAAAGGTCCTGAAAGAGTAGATCACTCATTGTTCATATCTCCTTTAATTGTAACCAGCAGGAACTGCCAGCGTATCGATGTAGGCAGTAGCAGCAGGATTAGTAACGTAGGTCTGAAATCCAACAACCATATAAAAGATATCCGCCGCAGCAACACCACCGCTAGCTCCACGAATCTCGAAGATCTTTCGACCATCGGATGTGTAGAAACCAATAGGCAGAATTTCTGCGCGACCCCAAATAGAATTTGCAACAAAGTCAATACGAGTCTTATTCCAATTGAAGTGCGGCTTAACTGGAGCACCAGCAAGCTGCATATTATCACCAAAATACATATTCAGGGCTTCATCTTTAGGAGCCTTATGAATAATAGAAACTAACTGACCAATTTCTTCATATGCCTGCATCTGACAGGGATGTGTCCATGCAGTAAGTTCAAAGTTATTGTCAATACCTACTCGATTACCAATCTTATTAACTGCAAGGCGCGGCAAGGGAAGAGTTAATGCAGAATTACCACCATTAACCCTGTTGGACCTGATTTGCGGCGTTGAAGCCCTATCAAATCCAAGCCATGTGCCTGTGCTAGCATTTGAATGATGATATGGAACACCATACAATGCTGGCAATGCAGTAGGATTAGCAATACCATCAACAACTAATACGTCAGTTGCAATCGCCCCAGCAACAGCAGGAGAAACGTCAATCTGACTATTTTCAACATCCCAACGAATAATAATTCCCTTACCACGCAATGTAGCAAGAGTAACATCATACACCTGAATCATCTGATCTTCACGAACAAGTCGTGCACCAAATGATTTATCAAGTGTATATGTATCAACACCACCAGCAGTAGCAACTACAGTAATAATTCCTACCTGACCAGTTCCGGGCTGTTGAAGCTGAGCATCAAGCTGCCGCTTCATTTCAATGATTGCTCCAGCCGTTAAACGCTGGACAGCATTGATTACAGCCTTTCTCCGGTCATCAGTAGAATACTGAGTTAGTTTCGTATATTCAATATTCTCTGACATGAAAACAGGACGCAGAACGGCTTTGTCCCACTTTGGACCGCCACCTCGTCCTAAATCTCCACCATCAGGATTCCAATATTGAAAACGTCCACCGGGAGAAATCTCCATTGGCGCACGCATTTCACGATAACTAACTATTTCAACATCACGCTTCTTAATATTAGCAAAGAAAGTATCGTCGCTCTCGAACACAGTGGTGATTTTAGGAAGGACCCTTTCGAGTTCTGTTCCTGCAACTACTGATTCAACAACTGCTCCCATAATCTATCCTCAATCTCTAGCAAGAAATTCTTGTACTGATTCACCTTTTCTCATTCCGCTTGTTTCTTTCTTTTGAGATGCGGCTCTCCCAGGAACAATTAAACCTTGTCGCTTACGCGGCGTTTCTTCTTCTACTTCTTCTTTTTCTTTTCTCGGAGCACGATCTTTTAGAGCTTCCGCTCTGGCCTTCATAATAACACTACGAAGATTTGGTTTAGCTTTACCAAGATAGAAAGATTTAATTTTAGAAATCGAATCCTTAGAGAACTTAGCATCGAAAGCAGCTCTCCAAAGTTTATCAAGATTATTCCTCATCGAGGAATCAGAACTCAGTGTTCCATGAAGAGAGGTTAATGCGTCTCGAACAGCATTCTTCTTCTCATAAGATGTCATATTTCCTCTAGGATCAATATACTCAGCAATAGTACTCTTTAGAATATTATCTACTTGTCCCTGTAGTTCATCACGAGTAGTTTCAAATCTTTCCTGAACAAATGCTAATCTCTCACTCTCAACTTCATTCTTTTCTTCACTTTCTTTCTCACCTGCACGCAATTTAGAAGGAGTGAATTTAGATGTTCCATAAAGAAATTGATTTACAAGCAGAGCGGCTTGCTGAAGTTCTTCACTATCAGAATCTTTAGCTTCCTGAAACATGCTCATAATGAGAGTTTTATTTACCCTATCAACTACTTCAAAATATGCTTCCTTATCAACCTTATGAAGAGTAGTTAAATATCCATCAACAACCTTATCGAATGCTTTAGGATCAGCTTCTTTAATATTCTTTAAAACATCTTCAGTATTCCCAGAAAGAAGATCACGTTCAAAAGTATTAAAAATTTCAGCTTTTTCTGCTAATTCTTTAGCATCATCAAATGAGCCGAAGAGTTCTGTATAAGCCTTATCCCTATAGAGCATCTTTTCAAGAAATGGAATCTTCTTGAAAAGATCAGGATAAAGCTTTAAAATCTCTGCTTTTCTTGGCGGTGCATTGACTTCAAAATCATCATTTTTAAGATTTAGCTTTTCATCATCTTCTTCATCTTCATCTTCATCAATAAGTTCTAAATCTTCAGGTTCTTCTTCTTCTTCCTCTTCTTTTTCTTCTTTTTCTTTAGGTTCTTTCTTAGGAATTACTTCTTCTTTCTCATCTTTCTCATCAACCTTAAAAAGATCTAAAACATCATCAGCCGTTTTAGCCGCAGAATCTTTAACTGGTAACTGGGGTGCGTTCACTTGATTCTCCGCTCACTTTTTCAGATTGCTTAGGCTTTTCTGGATTACTGGCCTTTGGCCCTTCTGAAGTTTGTTTTGTAGATTTAGCAACTAATTGTTGATCTAGTTCTTGTAATTGCCGCTGTTGCATCTGCTGAGCAGCAATATCATTATGAGCTTTCATATGCAATAATACGTTCTTATAACCAGCAGGATTTTCTTGCTTTGCCAGCCGTCCGGCTGAACCGATTAGCCAAGAACGGCAAATTGATGCTTCAACTTCATGATTATCTACATCAGGATCAATTTCTACTGAAGATTGTTCATTAGGTTGAATTTGCTGTCCTGATTCTTGAGCAGCAATGATATCTTCATTAGAAGGAGGAAGAACAATAGGTTCAGAATTGACAAGAATGTTAATTTCTTCATACTGCTTCTGCCTATCATCTTCACCAGGAAGTCTGAACTGTGGAATCTTAATAACCTTTTTAATATACGGAAGATTTTCAGGGTCCATAAGAGCACCCATAATTTGCTGATTATTAAGCTGAAATAACTGCATAATCATATCAGCCTGCTGTTCATCAGTAATAGGCATCTTCTCATCAGGTTCTAATTCGATGCTACCGATTTTCCCATCAAGTTCAGCTTTTCTAATAAAAGTATTTACATATCCGCCTTGAGCAGATTTCTCAACAACTCTTTCATCTTCTTCAATACATTTGATATAAGCTGGAATAGCCTTACCAAATATCTCTTTCCACCAAATAGTCATCATCTTCCACGGAGTCTGAAGCCGCTGCAATGCCATTCCTTTAGACATTGCATATTCAGAAGCCGTTCTGGATGAACCTGCGTTATTTTGTCCGCCGAATAATGAAGGCAAAGCTCCAGAAACGAATTGTCCTAATTCTTGAACAATTCGATAGAAATTAAATATCTCAGGTGCAAGACTAGCTGTTTTAGTTGTATAGAAAGATTCACCTAAATTCTTACTTCCACTTAATGGTTTAGTAGGAGTGAGTGTTCCTGGCATTGCTTCTATTTGACGCTGAGCATCAAAATTAACAACAGCAGGATCAACCCATGTCTGAGGAATGCCGTGTTCAATAGTCTGTAATGTCAAACTTATTAAGTCATTTACAATATCCTGAACATTCGTTAGCAATTCACCTAAAGGATCATGATTCAAGAAATCTGACATTGGATTCTGAGTCAATGTCCAGCAATCATCTAAGCACTCATTTTCATAATCAGCAACAACTTCATTAACCATTACAACTTTAGCACCATCAGGAAATAATTTCTTCATCCTCTTCATATCCTCTTCAGGAAGGATATTGAATGATGCAGGACGAAGCCAGCAATTCTTAACTGTTACGTTTTCAATTGGAAACTCACCGCGATATTGAGTATTTAAACGTCCATATTGTTCATATGGATCATTTACTCCTATATTACTCCAACCTGAAGGAGCCGGAAGTTTCTTTGCAAGATCAGGATACATTTCAAGAGGATTCACATAATGAGTCTCATAGCTAAAAATCAAATACGGAGTATCACACTGTTTCTTAGCATAATTTGCTATCTTAATGTATAAGCCACCATATGCTTCTAAGCAAATACGTGATTTCGGCTCATCAGTATAACCTACAAGTCGAGGAACAATAAGTTTCTGCTTTGCTAATGCGGGATCTAAAAGAGCTCCACATTCAGGGCAAACTGGGCCTTGTGTTAAAATCTCATGATGAAGAGCAGCGTCATCGTCATCAGGAGAGAATTCATTCATTTCTGAATCACTGAATACTTCATCAGCAATACGCTGCTGGCATTCAGGACAGACATATGATTCTACTTCTTCATCCTTGAATTTAGCTTTCTGATATGTTCCATATTCTTTATCTTCTTTAACGTAACTGTAGCATCCAATCATTCCTTCTGTGCAGTAAATATAAAGAGCATTAAGCCAAAGAAACATTACATTATTATGTTTATAAATCAGCTCAGCAATTTTATCTCCTGCTTTAGCTGTTGATAAATCTAATGGAGAATCTGCGTCATCTGGAACACAGGCAATCGCAGGAATCTGAATGCTCAGGGCGGCAATGATTGTTTCTAAGAATGCTTTGAATACGTTTACAGGTCTATCATAATAACTTTGATCAGAGTCAGTAGCGTTAGTTTCTTGACCAAATATTCTATAATCTTTAGCTGACTCACTCCAATAGACCTGAGAAAAATTGTTCCAGTACAGCTTAAGTCGTCGCCACTTTCTAATCTGTCTCTCTCTAGTCATTCTATCTTCATTGTTAAAATGATTCGCCACTGTAACAAGAAGAGAAGAGACTTCTTCGTCGAGTTCTTTACTCATGCGTTTAGAAGATCCTGGATAGTGAATTGAGTTCCATTCTTAGTTTGAATATGAAAATGTTCATTGGGAGTTCCAGAATTCTCAAGAAAATAATAAAACTGAGCTCTAGGAAGAAGATTATTTAAATTAGCTAGAACTTGTTGCTTTTCTATTAGACCTAAATCATGAGAACGAACATCATACGCATCACCTCTGTAATGAGGATCATCTGAAGAAGAATGAACTCCATCAGCTCCGCTGGTGATTGTTAAGTCATGATTAATCATCTTACTAATAGATTTAAGAGCCTGAATAATTCTAATTCCTCCAGGAGCATAAACGAACTTCACACCATCTTTGATTTTAATCATAATTATTTTTCTTCTTTTTCATAAACATAGACCTCTTAGCAGGTTTAGTCTTTTTAACCATCTCTTCAGCTACTTCTTTAGATGGACCTATTCCTTTAGAATTCTGCATTCCATGAGCAATTCCTGCCATAAATCTATATTGTTTTCCGGATGATGCAGGCATATAATTACATCCTCATCCGAGAGAGAATTCCTCTCTTCATATCTTTCTTATCTGAAGATTTAGAGAATATAGATTTCTTACCCATCATCTGATTCTTACGATTCTTGAAAATCCTAGCCGGTTTGTCATAGCCGCTGTCATTAGAATCAGAACCACCATCAGCATCAAGATAATTATCAAGAGATTTAGAATTTTTTCCTCCCTTAACAGTAACAGTCTTAAGTTTCCTTCTCTTTACTAAATCTTTCACCATTCCTTTAGAGGGACCAATCATGATTCTAACTCATCACAACTGTCGTAGTATTCACGCCAACAGTGTATGTGAGTGTAGCAATATCTGCAAGATCGAAATAGAAACTACCAGTTGCATCAACAACATTCACAGTTCTGCGATTATAGTCAAAATTTAACTGATAAACAGTATTAAACTGCTTTAGGATATCACCACCATTAATGTCTTTAGCTGTAATAGTAACTGCTGTTAGAATTGGTAATGCGCCCATTAGATATTTCTACGTAGAAGCGACAATGACAGTCGCACCAGCAGTAATAGTCCATGTCAATGTAGCAAGAGCAGAATAATCATAATACGTGATAGTCCTACCACTATCATGTGTGACCTTAATCTTATTACCAACAAAATCGACTTCAAAGTTTACAACATTATTAAATACCGTTGCAACGGCAGCAATTCCCGGTCCCGTCGTAGATGTAATCGTGAGTGTAGCAGGCGCTTTGTTAGCCATTGTTCGATTCTACTCCTAATTCTTGTTCTAACTGTTCAACTGACTGAGTAATAGGTTTAAGACTTACAGGATATTTAGCATCTTTATCAGGCTTGCCTAAAAGATTACTATCTCTAGCAACTCTAACTGCTTCTCTATCTCTCTGCTCAGCGGCTTCTCTACGACGTGAAAACAATCCAGCCGTTTTGACTACCGGAATGATTTCAGTCGGAGAAGATTCGTAAACTTTAGGATTGACAAGATTAAGAATCGTATCCGTCAATCTCTTATTCTCTTCCCGAAGATAATTTCTCTCCTGTTTGAGAGTTTCACAGGATTGACACGTTTCATATCCCTGTTTGTTTAGAAGGAAAAGAATAAAACGAATCAATGAACCCTCCGAGCGAAACGACTTCTTCGTGAAACAGGAAGATAATTACTTGAGGCATCTCTCTGATTTCTCTCTAATGTTTCTAATTGCCTATACATCTTCGTCATATCCTGAGCCTCTTGAAACTCATTCAAAACACTCTGCTTCTTAGCAATCAAATCAAGATTACCAATCTCACCTAACATAAACCTCTTAACTGCTTTACAGAAATACCTCAAATCATCAAGGGGGTCATCACCATCAAACTCTGCAATATCCTCAATTTTCTTGTCATCATAAATAGCTACCGGAATAGTTTCAATCAAAACTTTGCAGGTGTTGAAAATCTGCAATAACGGCAGATTCTGTTCTTCAGGTTCATCATAGAATTGCTTTTTATAAGATTCAAGAGCATCAGGTCCAAAGTTGCGATAAATAGACTGAGCTTTATCTAATAGATAAACTTCACCTTTAGCTTTCATATTAGGAACTTTTTCCCATCGTAGCATATCATGAACTAATTGTAATGTAGCAATTCTACTACCTGGTGTATTCTCACTACTTGTAGGAACTAAACCTGAATACTTCTGAAATTCATCAGCGATTGTTTCACTACCACGTTTCTGCCAGCCACTGCCGCATAGAACAGTATGCACTGGAAGTTCTCCAGTGGTGGAATTGATTTCTTTTATCTCTGTAGCCCAGTAAGGAATATCTTTCCCATACCATGCACGTTCACGGTAAACATAAACTCGCTTATTCGGCGCAACGGCTCCCCACATAGCATAGCACATTGCACGTTTTCCCCAATCAATTGATAATATCCTCGGCCACCAATCAGGTATTTGAAATGGTTCAATAACATGCAATGCGTTTTCTGGTTCACCAGGAAATCTTATTGGTCTAAAGGTTGTAAATACAGAACCTCTAAATGCGTGCCAATCACCGAATCTCTTAGCTTTATATTCTGCATCTGGTAGAAGTTTAAGTTTATCAGCATACTTTGGATCATACTGTAAACCATAAGGATTATCTTCTATAAATGCCGGTATGAAAATTCGTAACAGTCCGGTATCAGTATCTCTATAAACTACCATACCGCTTTCATTTCTTTTTACGAATCTATCATATACAAATGTCTGACCAATTCCACCAGGGTTAGTTCCATTTCTTACTATTGCAATATTACAAGATGAATTTCCAGGTCTTACACGTGAGCCGACCATATAAAAATATGGGTCAGCCGGAAAATGTGTTAACTCATCGAATGCGCAGTAATTATATTGTGCCGAATCGTATTGAACAATATCCGAAGCATGTTGAACGTGTCCAAAGTCTATATAAGATGAAAACTCAGGCCACTCCCAAGAATGCTTCATCTCATTATACTTGCCACCAGTTTTAGGATACCACTCTTTAGAAAGTCGAATGACTTCTTTTTCTAAGTCAGGGAATTTTCTACGGAAGATAATACCTTTAAAACCCTGGTACTTATAGAATCCTCGAAATAGAGGTAGCATAGTAAGAATCCAGGTTTTACCACCATATGCTGCTCCACCGTAAAGAGCTTCAAATACATCATCTGGAAGAGCTAATAAAGCTTCTTGAACAGGATGAGGCTTGATATTTTTTTCTCTAAGAAAATCCTCTAAGAAACCATTACCAGGATCTGAAGATTGTATTCCATTAGTAATAGAAATAGACATTATTAATCTAAAACAATCTGATGTTCTTTACAATATTGCTTCCACATTAAATCAATTCTCATTCTGATTACACGCCAATCTCCATACATTCTAACCATAATAACTAACAATGGAATACCAGTAAGAAGATTTCCAACGCTTATTTCCCAGGTGAAATGCATTTTATTAAAATTTTTAATTCATGCGCATGTGTAGCTAAAGCATTACCAAGAAATGTTGGCATTACTGAATCGTTTCCCCCCCTGTAGTTCCAACATCTCCGTTAGCAGATACAGTCCCAATTATTGTTTTACCATTTAATGCAGTTATTTGTGTAAATCCAAATGATTTTAATAATCTAAACATACATATGCCAGAATATCACCAGCCACAAATACTCCAAGTAAATCACTATGTGTTGTATCTATATATGCAGTCCTAGAAAGATTTGCGGTGGTCTCATTAGTAACAGTACATTGTCTCCGTGTAGTTGCAGCACGACTAAATAATATTCTACATTGTGTTCCACTTGTTGCACCAACTGTAACAATTCCTGTATTATTTGTTCCTGCTAATGTAGCAGCCGTTGTTCCACAAGAATTAGCACCAACATTAGCTACAGATGTTGCATTAGTTACTGTAGTAAATTGTGCAGATACAATCCCACCTGCACTTTGTGCACGATTTTTAACTTTTAATAAACCATCTGTTGCAAAATCAAATCCTACACCTGCACTATCTGCATTATTTCTAAAGTTAATAAGCCCATCAGCTGTGGGCATTGTAATAGCTGTGCCAAAGGCACTAGAGCGAAAAACTCCATTGGTACCAATATTAAATCCAGAAGATGATGCTGAAAAATCTAAGTATGTAAGAGTGCCAGAGGAAGCCATTGTAAATGGATAAGTATAAGCACCTCCATTTATTGAACTTCCAATCCTTAATGTTTGTGTAGTTGTTCCAGCAACAGTGACGGGAAGATTTTCAATTATCCAACAATCAACTTGTGAGGCACTACTTGAAGAATTCCAAGCCGTACCACAATGTTTAGTTCTAGGAGAAATCTGGACAGTAGCTCCACCAGTAGCCGCAGTAGAATTTATTAATATATTTCCATCTGTAGAAGTAGTTCCTAATGCAGTTTGTGACTCAGTTATACTAGTAACTGTAGGAGACGAGCTCCAAGCTGGAGGAGTTCCAGATGTTAAAACTTGATTTGCAGCTACATTAGCTATACTTGTAACTACACCAGTAGTTGTAGTAACATTCATTAATCCTGTAGATAATAAACTAAGAGCTTGCTCAGCACTTAGCGCGGCATTAGGAGTCTGCGTAATATATGTAGCATTAGCAGGAGCAAATCCAGCACCGGAACCATCTGTAATAACAAGATTTCCAGACGCATCTGTTTTTAATCTAGTATTAGAAAATACAGTCGGAGAACTTAAAGGCAGGGTCTGAGCAGAGAATGTTGTAACTAAAGCTCCAGTAGCATCTATTAATATTCTTAATGTATCTGGAGTTCCTGTATTTTGTGCAATTAATATTATTGATATAAATATTGATAATATTAATCCGGTAATTATCTTTTTTATCACTGTGTTAGTCTCAGTTTTGTGACTGTGAATCGTATCATGGCGCACCTTCGTATGTGACTTGGATTGTTCCACCACCAATGATAGTAGTAATATTAGCTCTAATAGCTGAAAAATAACCTGTGAATTGATATTCTAATGTTGAACTAGCTGCTGGAACTGTTATTGGTCCTCCACCTATTGGATTCCATGTTCCAGAATAAGAAGGATCTTGTGCAGATTCTGGCTGAACAGCTCCAGATGCTACACCAGCAGAGCAAATAATAGCTATTTTATGTTTAAAGAAACTGGGAGGAACTGCAAAAGCCGTTCCAGGTCCTGTTGCAGAAGTGCCAGCAGGAAATATATCAGCAGGAACACCACGCATTGCTGCGTTATATGTTGTCATTTGTGCTCGATTACTTGAATTGGAAGTCGTATTTCAGAAATTGTTTTAGCAGTATCAAGAAGATTAAATCTTTCATCTTCTGTGAAATCATTTTCAGGAGTCGAGTTAGCAAAATATCTCAACTGATTTTCAATTCTTTTAAGTTCTTCATTATGAATTTGTGATCTCATTGACCAAGAATATTAACTGGCTGTGAAGTGAGAAAACGATTAACAATATTAACAACTCCTATAACAGGAATAGCATATTTTTGCGGTAGAAAATTCCCATAAGTAGCAGCAATTCCTAATACATTTAACCAGAAAGTTTTGCTCGCAAAGATTGATTTCACAGTTGATCCTTTGATGAGTTCTGATTTCCGGTTAAAGCAGAGTAATGACCTATTAATCTTTGTAAGGAGCCAGCTAAATCTAAATATCTCTCTTCAATTTTATCTAATCGTTTACTAAATGCAGATATCTCCGACTTAATTAGATAACCAATAATTGATACAAATGCTCCTAAGACTATTAAAATTATCTGCCCTAAGTCGATATGAAGATTCATTATTTATTAATTATTGTTTTTATTTCTGTAAGAGGGATATTGATCTTTCAATCTTCTTTAATACGAAAGAGCAATCTTATTGTATAATATAGTATTTGTAGATTCTTGAATCTCATGCAGTAACATCAATCACTTCGTAATCAGAAAGCTTCTTCTGAGCCGGTGTATAAAAGTGATAATGTACTTCTCTGTCCTTGCCAGATTTAGCAGCTTCGTTTCTCTCTTTACGAATTGATTCTACAACCTTAGAAGTCGCCGCTATGACGGCGGGAAGTTTATCTGCTTTCACATCGTCTAACTTTGTTCCTAGAAGTGTCACAGAACGCGCAAGAAGATCTAATGCTGAATCATGCGCAAGTCCGAGCTTGATTTGAGAATCGTGATTGTCTATGAGGTCGTTTACGGAAGGAATCTGAGGAATGACTTCAGGAACTGATTGTAAAACCGCGAGTGGCTCTTTTGTTTTATCTTCAATAAAAGGATTAAATGTTTTTACTATTTCTTTAATTGCTACTATTTTCGGCGAAGCCGGAGCAATGAACAAACTCATAGCAGATTTTCTAACATTCTTATCTTTCATACTATTAATGAGATTCATAGGAGAATTTAATCTCTTAATTGCGTCATCATTTGAAATAATCATTTGATTTTATTTTACCTCCTACCCCTGCTTCCTACCCTCACTATACACGACGATTGCTCAAAAGTCAATAGCTCTTTTGCTGAGCTTTCCCTCGAAGAGTTCAGTTTCTGAATTGTTCAGGGAATTTATGTGTTTGTTTTTTTATTTTTTTTATTTGATTAATATGAATTGTATGAAATAGACATTAGCGATAGTGTGATAGTCCGCACTGTGAGGACTACTCGGAGTCAC